TTACGATCTCGGAAAAGATTCTCTCCTTGGATTAGAAAGGAAGAATTGGACAATCTTGAACTAATCAAGAAATATTATCGCTATAGTGATGAAAAGGCAAAGCAAGTCCTCACCATACTTACCGAAGATCAGTTGAAATTCATTAGAAAAAAACTTGACACTGGAGGATTGAGATGAGCGTGGTGATTGAACCAGAATATGACTGGTCGCCTACAAAAATGATTGAGGTTGCATTAGCAGAACCTGATGATTTTTTGAAAGTAAGAGAAACATTGACAAGAATTGGAGTAGCATCCAGAAAAGAAAAGAAGTTATATCAAAGTTGTCATATATTACATAAACAAGGTAAGTATTTCATAGTTCACTTCAAAGAACTTTTTGCTTTAGATGGTAAAAAGGCAAATCTAAGCATCAATGATTTTCAAAGAAGAAATAGGATTGTACAATTACTAGCAGATTGGGGTCTGGTCAACGTATTATCATCAGATTTAGTAAATGATATAGCACCACTCAATCAGATAAAGGTAATATCATACAAGGAAAAGGGAGATTGGAAGTTAGAAACGAAATATAAT